AGCGCACGCTTTACGCACGCCTCAAGCCCCTTGCAAGCGATTTGGGAACTGCGGCTACTACGGTTAAGTACATCGCGGTCTTCATGTATCTTTAATCAATAACCACGGGGGCACCTTCGGGTGCCCTTTTGGGTTCACCTTCTTAGAAAGGAAGTAACCATTGGTATCTACAGGTTTAACTACAAAAACATATGAAAAAGCTGCCTCTGGTACTGAGAATGTTACGACTACTAGGTCTAGGTTGAAGGGGGTGGTGGTTACTCCATCTAGCAACTCTGGTGCTGACCGCAGAGTTCAGTTTAAAAATGGAAGCTCATCTGATGTCTTGTTTGAAATTTCTGCACATCGTCGGGAGAGCAACGGTTACTCTGCCGAAACGCAGAAATCCATAATTCCGTCCAACGGCATACTGTTTCCTGACGGGATTACCTTCGACAAAAATAATTACTTTGAAAATCTTACGGTTATCTGGCAAGGCCCGAAGGCGGCTGGGTAATCAAATGGATGTTTTTGATGCAAAATGCAAATTTCAAGAGCTAACGCGCAGTACTGGTTCTTCTCCGAATCTTTCAATTCCCGGCAGGATTAGGGTCTGTTCGCTTTTTTATACCAGAGCTTATCCCAATACTAATGGAAATCGCGAAGTCATTTCCATGTATAGTGGCTCTGACGACACTGGTGATCTGCTCTATTCCCACTGGGATGAGATATCGCAATTTGCGCCAAGCGTCCCATGCTTGACGTTTCCAGATGACGGACTTTTGTTTCCAGATGGTTTATTTGTTAAATCTGGGAATGGGAGTGCATCAGCACAACATTGGTTTGGTTGTATAACTATCATTTACACAGGTGGTTAATTTGAGTTATTTGTCAGATTTATCTTCTAAATATTTTGCAATAACTACACACGGTACCCCCACCGCTGATGCCGATAGGCTCATTAAGGGCAGGGTTCATCTTTACGGTATTGGGGTTGGGCCTAGAGTTCTTTCCGATACTGCTGGTCTTAGGTCGGCTAGTTTGGTTCAGCTCTTTGAAACAAACAAAGAAGGTACTGCAAAGTCTAATCCTGCGGTTAAGGTTTTTGAGTTTCCGCTTGTAGTTTCAGGCCAATATTGCGCTCATTCAGCGATGATGTTTGGTGAAGATGACGGGTATGTTCTATTTGAAAACGGTTTGTATGTAGATGAGGATAGCAGCTCTAACTATTCTTTAGATAATATGTATTTAATTTTGTACTATTCCTTGGGGTAATTAAGTTGAGACTATTCTGTAAATATTTTGAAAATCCAGGTTCAAGTGGATCCTATAAGGGATTAGCTATAACCGGCAGATGTGTTCTTCATTCTGTTATTAGCGCCGGAATTTCCAATCCGAAGAAAGATGCGTTAACAAGCTCAACTGCTTCAGATAACAAGATTATTACCCTTAAAGATGGCATTACTGATAGCGGTGATGTGGCTATGAAGTATGTTGATACTTTGAATGGGTATAATAATAGTAATGTTTACGGTGGTGACGTTATGATAGATATCCCAAGCCCTGGAATTCTTTTTGAAAATGGTATTTACGTTAATCTCTACAATGGTTCCTATGGGATATCTCTTGTTGTAAGCGGAGCTTCTACTACGTCATGATTAAAAACGTAAGCAAATTGAATTTGTCTTCAGGAAGCCTTATTGCCCCAGGAAGGTGCAGACTTGCCGCAATTCAACTTGCCATTGCGGATCCCGATGGACTTCAGCCAAGGGTTAGAGAATTTGATTTTGACAAAATGAAGATAGAACTTTCCAACGGCTCTGCCTCTGGCGATGTGCTGTTTGGTCTTTGTCCTCCGTTAGGTTCGAATTTCGGACAGTCCATAATGCCATATTATTACGAATTCGGTAATGCAAGAATACTTTTTACAGACGGCATATATTCTAAATCAGTTACTGGAGATTTGACATTGGGACCTGATCCCAATGAAATTATGATTAGCGTTTTCTACGAGGGCGGGTGATGGATCGGGTTTCTCACACAGCATTCTGGTCTGTTATCTCAATCGTGGCTGCCGCTCTCGGCGGCCTTTTTCTTTTGTCGGTGACGCACGCTGGCGAGCGCGCTCACCCCGGATCAGCTTCTTCCGAAAGAGTTTCTGAAATTGAAATTGGTGTTGCGAGAATGGGCGTTACGGTTCAGCACAATTCAATGATGCTAGAAGAGGTTCGTAGCGACATAAGAAGTTTGAGAGTGGAGCAGCAAGAATCTACTCAAAATATTTTAGACGCACTGAGGGACAGCGAATAATGGCGATCAGTGGAACTTACGAATTCAACCCCGATATCACAGAAATCGTAGAGGAAGCCTACGAACGGGCGGGGCTTGAGCTGCGCTCGGGATACGACCTGAAGACGGCTCGCCGCAGTCTGAACCTGCTCTGCCTTGAGTGGCAGAATCGAGGCTTAAATCTCTGGACGATTGACGGTGAGGTGCAGGTCGCTGAGACCAGTGCGGGGGTCAGTCTGGGTAGCTCGACGGCCCTGTACCTGAAGAAGGGAACGGCTTCGTACAATCTCGATGTGGCAACGACGAGCCTTCTGGATATCGTTCTGAGGACGGACGATACAGATACCACCTTACAGTCTGACTACCACATGAGTCGCATCTCTCAGCCGACCTACGCGGCGATCCCCAATAAGTTGAGTGAGGGGAGACCCCTTCAGTATTACTTGCAGCGCAAGGAGATCTTGGACGCGGGCGATGCCGGGGTTGATCAGAAGAGCGTGATCACCCTGTGGCCTGTCCCTGACGAAGACTCCAAGTACAAGCTCGTCTACTGGCGAGTGAAAAGGATCGCCGACGCGGGTGATGATTCATCCAATACCGTACAGGTCCCTGACAGGTTTATGCCTGCGCTGATCTCGGGTCTGGCCTATCATATTGCAATGAAGCGCCCCGAGGTTTCGGATCGGGCGATGATGTTAAAGCAGGTATATGAAGAGCAATTCCAGCTCGCTGCGGAAGAAGATCGGGTCAAGACATCGGCCCGCTTTGTTCCTTACATATCGGGGAATTGATCATTGAGTCAGCCCTTTGCCGCAGGCAATAAAGCGTTTGGTTTTTGCGACCGATGCGACTTCAGGTACTTGCTCAAAGAACTTAAGGCCGAAGTAGTAGATATGGAAAAGACTGGTCTTCTTGTGTGTGAAGAGTGCTGGGATCCTGATCATCCGCAAAATCTCCTTGGCCGAGAGCCTGTCAATGATCCTCAAGCTTTAAAGAATCCTCGCCCCGACAATGGTTTGATTTCAAGCCGATTTGGTCTTTTGGGAAAAGTCTATGGTTTTTTGACTGGCTTAGCTACTTCAAGGGTTGCTGATCAAGATAAAAAATCTTACGGAAGAATACTTTATAGTAACATCGCCTCTTTGGCTCCAAATTTTTTAATGGAAATTTATTCCAATTTATCTCCAAGCGGAAGTTTAGAAGAAATTATTTCTAGGACACAAACTTCTGATGCCGGTCTTGACTCTGCAAGCGTCAGAAATCCAAGCGCACCAAATACCTTTACTATTCTTTTTCCTGATTATGATTCGTCTAGCTCGATTCAACAATACGCGATTGATATTCAATTAAACGAAGATGTTGATTTTAGTTTAGTTACTTTTAAATTTAATGGGGAATTAGTTTCATTTTATTCCCAACCAAGTAGAGCTAGAATTGTTTTTAGTGATGAAGAAAACTCTACTTCTCTTCTTTCTTCTAGTAACACTTTGGAATTAATTGATTCAGGAGAATCGCAAAATTTTAATTATTTTCATATCCAACTAATGGTTAACTACTCTAAGTCCCCCTCTGTCCGTGGGCCTGATTGGGAATACATCTATTACGGACTGGATAACATATCTTACGTTGGAAGTTTGCAGCTCGCCGAAGGAGTTCCCGATCCAACGGTTATGACTTTAGAAACTAGCTCTAGAAATGCTTTGATTAAACCAGTTCCACATTCTGGAAATCAACTCTATTGCATCGACTTTAACAGCTTTGCTCCATATCTATCTACACTCAGCTCAACCTCAGTAACCGACTATAAAAAAGTTGAAATGAGAATACGATTTCTTAAACCAAGCTCTATAGGGAAAAGTGATTTTGATGGAACAAGAGAATGGTTTGGCCAATTTAAATGGAGAACTGGATCTAGTGATATAGATGAAAACGGATGTTCTATATCTGTTTCAGAGCCAGATTTTTTTAATCCTTCCAAAGGTTTAGATGATTGGATTACTATAACTTGGGAAAGCAAAAACGCTGACACTCTGGGAGCTTGGGAAAATAACGGAGATATACTTGGCTGGCGTATACTTCTTTACAAGTATTTCCCAACAAGTGGAACTCAACAGCCGGATTGTTTTGAGCTTGATTACATTAGATTTTTAAAAGTATAAGGAGATAAAAATGCCAAAAGTAGGAAACAAGAAATTTAGTTATGACGCAGAAGGAATCCAACAGGCTCGTGAACACGCGGCTAAAACAGGAATCCCTATGGAAGTGGAGCAGCGGTACAACGTGGGTGGTCTCGTCAAGAACGGGAAGAAGAAGAGCAAGCCTTTTACGACTCGCGGAGTAGGGGCTGCTACAAAGGGAACTAAGACAAAGGGATGTATCTAATTGTCCTTTACTTATTCGCAGTTAAAGACTGCAATACAGGATTATTGCCAAAGCTCTGAAACAAGTTTTGTTTCCCATTTAAATGATTTTATCATCTCGGCTGAAGACAAAATATTTTCTGCCGTGCAGATGGCTCCGTTTTGGAAAAGCGACTCGTCTTCAGTAACTGCCTCTGGCACGGCTGAGTACACGGCTGCCGCTGGCTCTTTGGATATATTTTCCGTAAGAGTTGGAGAGGCTGCTGTTACGGGTGCGGAGACGGTGGAGGATGGTCCGGTTCGTTACCTCCTGCGAAAGGACTATGACTTTCTGCTTGAGGCTTACCCGGGCTCTTCTACAGCGAAATCGACCGGGGTGCCTAAGTACTACGCTGTATCGTCAGCTTCGATCACATCGGATGACCCTACCCTAACTATCCGTTTGGGTCCGATACCGAATGCTATCTATCCGATGACCATTGACTACTACGGGAAGGCTTCTACTGATTCCCTTACAGAGAAGGGTGACGCTGGCCTGACATGGCTTAGTTCCTCATTCCCTCAAGTCCTTCTTCACGGTTGTCTGGTTGAAGCGTACACCTACATGAAGGGTGAGCCTGACCTCATACAGCTATACCAGTCTCAATTTCAAGAAGGAATCGGGATGATGAAGAACTTTGGTGAAGGACGACAGAACGCAGACGGATACACAGACGGGACCAAGAGAGTCCCCAGTCAATAGGATTATTAAATGCCCTCATATTCAACAGGATATCAAATTAAGCTGATCGGCTCGGGTGAAGAGGCTGGAACGTGGGGCACAAGCACCAATGAGAACCTGAGCCGCATAGAGAATGCGGTAGGTGGCTCTGTAGCTGTTGACGTGACCTCTCCTCCATCTGGTTCGTCTTGGGTCGGCGGCAGTACAAGAGAGCTTACTTGGCTTCAGCAGAACACGGCTGCCTCAGGCACTACTGGGTCTACTGCGGTGGGCGCAGGCCGAGCCAAGGTAGTTGTCTTTGGTGATGCTGCGTCGGACCTTGGCGGCACAGTGACTGTTTTTGTGCGAGGAAACACTTCTTCAGATTACCCAGAGAGAGTCTTCTTTGTTAAGAATGCGCTTAGCGGAGGGCAGAGCATTACCTTTGATCTGGGCGGCAGTGGAGACTATACGCTTCGGAATGGGCGTTATGCAGTGCTGTTTACGAGCGCAACCGCAAAAGGTACAGGAACTAAGATTGCTGCTAACAGTGTTAACAATGCGATTGATTATCCCCAAGTAAGCGGGATAGATTTTGTCGATGATACTACG